AGATTGAAAACATACACTATTTGGCTTTTCTCTTTGAGCAAGACGATGAGGCAGAGTGCTGGGGCGATATTGAACTATTACAGAAAAGTAACCCAAGTTTGATCTATGGAGTTAAAAAATACGCTTTCTTGGAGCAGAGCCGACAAAAGGCAATGCTTGATAAAGAAAGCCGTATGCACTTTTTAACTAAAGATTGCAACATTAAATGCAGTAATAGTAGTGCTTGGCTTACTCTTGATGAGTATTGGTACGAGCAAGAGCCTTTTACACTTGAAAGGTTTAGAGGGCGAGTATGCTTGGGTGCGGTGGATCTTGCAGATTGTGGCGATTTGGCAGTAGCAGAGGCTCTGTTTATGGAGAGGGGCAACGATACAAAGTTTGTGGTGCCGCAATTCTTTATACCAGAGAGCAAACTAAAAGATAAAGATAATGGCGCAAAGTACGAAGAGTGGAGCAGAACTATTAACCCCGTAACTGGTATGCCTTATGTGACAGTTTGCAAGGGTAATAAGATAGACCAGAAAAACATTGCAGATTGGTATCAATCTTTGCGTGACAGATACGGCATAGAAACTATAACGATTGGTTACGATCCGTGGCATAGTGATATTTTCCTTTTGTGGTGTGATAAAAAGACGGGTTACGGCTTTAACACTATGAAAATATACCAAAATAGCAAGTTAATGAGTTTCCCTATGAAAACAGTAGAGCGTGATTTGCACGCAAAACTTATTAACTATGGCAATAACCCCGTTATGAAATACTGCTTTGGTAATATGAGTGCCAAGATTGTTGGTGATCTTATAATGCCAGAAAAGATAGATGGGAATTATGCCCGTAAAATTGATGGTGTTGTAGCGTTGATTATCCTTTATGCAACACTTGAAAAGAACGAGGTAACATTTAATCAATATTTACAGTAAAGGAGCGAGAAAGTGGCTAATAAAAACGGCTGGCTTGCTAATTTGTTTAAGCCGAGAGCAAAAAAAGTTAATACGGGCTTTAACGATCTGGTAAGTATGGTAGGTTATGAGCCGAAATTTTCTAACTTTGGTAGCCAAGTGCTTTATAGCAATTTGGTATTGAGTGCTTTGCGGTTAAAGCAAAGATTTTTTGGCAAGTTAGAGCCTCGGCACATTAGATACGAGGACGGGAGAGCAATAACGGTGTACGATAGCACAGTAGCAAAGGTATTGCGAAACCCTAACCATTACCAAACTACTTACGATTTCCTCACGCAAGCCTATTTTATGCGTGAAAAAGATAAAACTTGCTATATTCTCGTAGACCGATACAAGACAAAGGGCGGTTATTGGTATAACGAAAACCTTATTGTATTGTTGCCGAGCGATAAGCCAGAGTTGCGAGAGGAAAACGGGCAACTATACTGGGTGTTTACCTTTGAGGGCTGGAGCGATGCGGTAGTATTTAACTACGATGATATTATCGTATGGAAAAAAGATATTGAAGATAACCAGTATATGGGCGGTGGCAAGTATAGCACCAATGCCAATAGCGATTTGCTCAACTCGTTGCAAGCGCACCGAACTATAACGGAGAGCGTAGCCGAGGCAAGCAAGTTAGGTTGTATGTTTGATGGCTTGTTAAAGGTTAATGCTTACGGCAGCGACAACGAGAAAACGCAAGCCATTAGAGATAAGTTTTTAGAGGACATTAGAAACAATAAGGGCGGTTTGCCCGTGTTGGATAATGGTGCAGATTATGTGCAGATCCAGCGACAATTAAAAATGGTTGATGGCAACACACTTGCCGAGATCAAACAAAATGCCTTTATAGCCACGGGAGTAAACGCAGATTTGCTAACGGGCAAAATGACACCACAAGACAAAGAGGCATTTTACGAAATACACATTGCACCAGATGCAATCAGTTTGGAGCAAGCGTTAAGCAAGGTATTGTTTAGCCGTGCGAATGATTGCGTTAAACTATATCCGCACAAGTCGCAGTTAATGGCTATGAGCGAGGTTATAAGCCTTATGCAAGCGGCTGGGGCTATGGGCATTTATAGTAAGGATGAATGGAGAGAAATGACGGGACACGAGCCGTTGCCTAATGGCGAGGGCGCAGTAATGCCAAGAGGTTATAACTCTCTTGATGGAGAGGAAAACAACAACACTGATACGGGAGGTGTGACGGAATGAAAGACAAATTGCAAAAAGAGTTGCGACTTGCTACGGAAAATTTGGCAGTAAGAGCCGATGAGCAAGACAACGCAAAAATGATTATTGAGGGCTACCCTATTATTTTCGATCAAGAGGCATATATAGATTGTGGCTTTGATGGTTGGTACGAAAAGGTAGACCGCAACGCATTTGCCAATGCCGATATGAGCGATGTTGCGCTAAAGTACAACCACAATGATAACAAACTCATTTTGGCAAGAACTCGCAACGGCTCTTTGACCTTGACTATTGACGATCACGGAGTATTTATGCACGCAGAGTTGATAGATACCACCGAGGCAACCGATGTTTACAAGATGGTAAGGAGTGGTTTGCTTACCGAGGGCAGTTTTGCCTTTACTGTTACCGATGATACCGAGGAGATGGTAAACGGGCAGTTGCACCGTACTATTACTGGCATCGGTAAGTTATTTGATGTGGCTATTTGCCCTAATGGGGCTTATGGTGATTTAACCGAAATATACGCACGCTCTTATGACTTGCTGGAGAGCAAGCAAAAAGACAAGGCGGAGGCTTTGAAACGATGCGCAGTATTGAGGTTGAAGAATGAAAACAAAATTAAACTATGGAGGCTTAAAAATGAGCATTAAAGAGTATCTGGAAAGCCAGAAGAGCAAGAGATCTGCCGATCTGGAGGAACTCGCCAAGCGTGTTGAGGCTCTGGAGCAGAAGAACAACGAGAGCGAGGATGAGGCAGAACTCAAGGCGGCCAGCGAGGAACTGGACGAACTGAACGCAAAGAAAGCAGAACTTGAAAAGGAACTTGCCGAGATTAACGCACAGATTGCAGAACTTGACAAGCCCACCGAAGAGGAGGAAAACTCCAAGCGATCCGCACTTAATTTTATGAATAAAAACGAAAGAGGTAATAAGATGATGAACATTGAAGAGAGAAAGGCCGCAGCCGAAAAGTTTGTAGAAACCCGTAGAACTAACCTTACCGCAGAGGAGGCACGCTCTGTACTTGTTTCCAGCGGTACTATTGCTACTCCTACCGAGGTTAGCGGTATTAACGAGAATGGTTTTGCTGGTGTATCCTCCATTATTGACCTTGTAAAGGTTGTTAACTGCGAGGGTATGGGCAAAAACCGCATTGCTTACACCAAGACCGATGCAACGGCCGCAAGCCAGACCGAGGGTGGCACGGCTGGCGGTACTGGCACTGCCTTTGGCTTTGTTGACATTTCCGCAGAGAGCATCGCTATTCTTGATAGCATTTCCAAGCAGACCAAGAAGCAGTCGCCTCTTCAGTACGAGGCAAAGGTAAAGGAAAAGGCTATGCTTGCTCTGCGTAAGGAGGCCGCACGCATTGTTACTGAAAAGGTACTTGCCTCTACCCTTGTTACCGCACAGACCATTACCGCACTTAACGCAGATGCAGTAAGAGAGATTGTGCTTAACTACGGTGGCGATGAGGGAGTAGAGGGCGCAGCCTATCTGTTCCTTAACAAGGCAGATCTTATCACGCTGGGCAAGGTGCGTGGTGCTAACGAGAAAAAGGCAGTATTTGAGATTATCCCCGATGAAAACCCCAACACGGGTACTATCAAGGATGGCGGCACCATTGTTAAGTATTGCCTTAACAAAAATCTCACGGCTGGCACTATGCTTTACGGACAGCCCAAGAATATTGAGTTGGATCTTTTCTCTAACTACGAGATTGCAGTTAGCGAGGATTTCTACTTTGATAAGTTGATGGATGCAATCCGTGGCGATGTTGAACTGGGCGCAGATGTGGTAGCACAAGGCGGTATGGTTAAGATCACCGTTGGTGCTGGCGCATAATTAACTTTAAAAAAAGCGTAAGGGGTTTTGGTTGCCTCCTTACCTCTTACGCTTTCTCACTATGGAGGGTGATTTAATGGCAAACGATATTATAGCAAGTATGACGAATTTAGCCGATAGCGGCCAAGATGAGTTTGTAAAGAACTGGGCAGAACTTGCCAAGTTAACTCTTTACGAGCAAGGAGTAAGTAACAAGTTTATTAACTCTGCAAACGCTGCGTATTTTCTGGCAAAAATCGTTACCGATCTTGTAGAGGATGGGACTTTAAGCAAAACCACCGAAACACTTATAGCATCTTTGCGAGTAAATCATCCCCATAGCGAGGATATATAAGGGGGTGGCACGATGTATAAGCCAGCGAATATAAGAGAGTTTATAACTCCAGCCGTACACAAGAAAGCAACGAGCCAAAAGGTAAACGGGCGCACCATAAAGGGTTATACCGAGGTAGGCACGATTAGAGGCAAGTTTAAGCAGAAAGGCACGGCAGAAACAACGGCTAACGGCTTAACGATCATAAACGAGAAAACTACTTTTATAACTTGGTATAAAGCCGACATTACGGCAGCCGATGTACTCACCATTGGAGGCATTGACTTTGAGATAAAAGGAGAGCCAGAAAATGTAGAGATGCGTAGCCGTTATATGGTGCTTACGCTTGAAAGAATTAGCGGAGGTGCGTAATGGCACAAAACAAAGGCTTTGGCTTGGATTTTAACGGCTTTTTAGACCTTGCCGAGGACATAAGCAACATAAGTAACGAATTGCTTTTAGATACTGCCACAAAGGCATTAGAGGCAAGCCGTGACCTTGTAAACATTGAAATTGGCAAGGCAATGAAAAACAGTAAATTTAGTTTCAAAAAGGGTGAAAAGTATTCTCAAGGTAATGCGAGAGCAAGCCTTATAGAGGTTGACAAAATGCCAGTAGAGGTAAGCGGTACAACCGTTACCGCCTATGCTGGTGTTGACCTATCACAAGCACCAGAGGTGTTAATACTTGCCGTACACGGCACACCTAACGAGGCTAAAGATGCCAAGTTGCACCAAGCCATAGCGGTAAAAGGCAAGGTTAGAAAGCAAGTAAACGAATTACAAGAGGCAATTTTTACAGAGGCATTAAAGGAGGCACTTAACCAATGATTAGACTTGATGAGGATTTAATCATACTCAACGATAACGGGGGAGTAATACCCGTTTATATTGAGGGAGATGCTCCAGCCGTTGAAGATTTGCCAGACGAGTATTTTACAGTAAGCGAGGACTATACAAGCAATGCCGTGAGTGCCGATAACAAGGCGAGAGCGCATTTGTATGAGTTTACGCTTAAATGGTACACCAAAGATGCTACAAGGCTTTATACGGGCTTGCAAGGGGCAATAAAGCAACTTATAAGCAAGGGGTATGATGTTGGAGGCATCGGCTACCATAACGGCACATACAACAACACTTGGTATAGCCGTATGGTAGATGTTGAAAAAATAGATTATTTGGAGGATTAAAACTATGCGACAGTTTAGAGGTTGTAGCAGATTGGTTTACGCACCTTACACTTATGCAGATGGCAAAGTAACTTTTGGCGATGTTAAGCAGTTGGCAGAGGTTAAGAGCGTTTCCCGTGAGATCAGTAGCGATAACGAGGAGGTATGGGCAGATAACAAACTGCAAGATACTGTTTATGGCGGTACGAGCGTTACCCGTACTTTTTCGTGTATGCGCCTTGATCCCTCGGTAGATGCCGAGTTGCTGGGCAAGAGCGTTGTAGAGATTGGTACTAACAAGTTGTATGGTACTGCACCAGATGGCTCTACCCGTCCTTATTTTGCAATCGGTTACGCTTTGCACGATGGCGATGTAAACAGACCTTGTGAGATTGTTTGGGGCTATAAGGGCATTGTTAACTCTATTTCCCAGACCGCCAACACCATTGATCGTGGCACGGGTAGCGAGGGGCAAGAGGTTAATATTACTTTTGCGGCACCTGATGTTGCTTGGGAAAAGACGGGCAAAACCGAGTTGGATTTTGCAATGGCAATTACCGAAACCAACAAGGCACTTGTAGAAAAGTGGTTTGCAAAGGTAATTACCCCAGACAACGCAGAAACCGAACTTGTATAAAGGTGCATTTAAAAGGAGGCAACAAAAATGTACGCAGTAATAAACATTTACAAGGATTGTACGAGTGAAGAGCCTACAAAGCAATATATTTGCCGTAGGCTTTTGCTGGGGGTTAGTAAAAAGGTGCAATCGTTGAGCGAGAATTTGAACGGAAAGAGCGAGGAGGAGCAAGAGGCTATTACTCTTGATATTCTCAAAACTATTTTCCCTCATTTTGAGAATGACGATTTTAACTATATTGATCCCACCGAGTGGCTGGCATTTGTTAACGAGATTGGTAGAGAAACTAACGAGATTGTAGCAAGTGCGGCAAAAAAATAGCAACGGGGGGAGGAGGCACAAACGGGACTCCTCCCGTTTTCAAAACAATTGAAGAAAGTTTTTTTGATTTGATAGATTGCTTATGCGGTAGATTTGTTGGGCTTTCCCCGTTTGAGATATTAAACCGCCCTACACGGGAGGTTTACGATCTATACGCAGATTGCATCATACACGATAGGAAAGAGAAAAACGGAAACAATACCGAGCAAGATATATGGGTAACAAGCGCAAACGCAACTTGGCATTAAAGGGGGTGTTATAAATGGCAGATGAAAGAGTTATAAGCACAGTTTTTAAGGCTGATATATCTAACTTTTCTGCCAGTACCCAGCAACTAAATAGGTATATGGCGCAAGTTAATGCGGAGTTTAAAAACTCTACTGCCTCTATGGGCAAGTGGAATGATAACGCAGATGGCTTGCGTGCAAAGATCACGCAGTTAAACGGGATTTATGATGCCGAGAAGAAAAAATTACAAATGCTACAAGATGAGTACGACAAACTCACCGATGAGCAGAAAAAGAACACGGCACAAGGGCAAAAGTTAGCAACCGCCATTAACAACCAGAGCGCAAAGGTAAAGGAAACCCAAAAGAATATAGACTATTACACCGATAGCCTAAAAGAGTTAACCGATGCTGGAGTAAAGAGCAA